GCATACGTCCTGCGACTGCTCCCATATCTCTTGCCACGTCAGCAAGCCTTTCTGAAACTTCCGTTGCTGATAGTGGTGTTTTTGCATTTGGTCTTGAATCAAGTTCATCAATAAACAGAGCTTTCCTGACATTTCTTCTCATATCCTCCAAAATTAATTGCCCAACATCAAATCGTGCTGGACTTTGTAATGATTCTAATGAACTCCCAGGACTTCTAGGTATGAATGTCCCAGGTTGAATGGTTATGTTATCTGGGTTGAACACTCCGTCATCGTCATAAACATATGCACCACCTATTGCCATTTCAGCATTTTCAAGAATAACTGCACTGTAAGATTCAATGTCTTAATGGCTGGCATAGCTTGTAATATTGGACCTCTGCCCCATACTTCCATTCCTGACTTTGACCAACGTGTGGTCAGCCATGGTAATGATCCACGACCAACCAGCTTCTGCTTAGATAAGATATGCTTGTCAGTTTCAGATATTAGGTAATATGTATATTCATCTTTGAACTGATCGTCACTGTCATACATGGTGGCTTCAATAATTCTAGTCTTACGTCTAGGGTCTCTTTTCTGAGTCATAGCCATTTCATTAGAATATTCTGCTTGAGGATATCTAAGCTTAATATCAGTTATGTCGCACTCATTGTTCCATCTAAACCAATCGGTCACTTGATCCATGGCTCCAGATAACAAGGCAACATTTGATGGTGGTACGGCAGTAAAATGGAGATCACCAACAAAACGTCCAGACTCGACTAACATATTCATCGTGCCTATGCCTAAGTCTTGCAATCCCTCATGAAACTCAGAGTTAAAGTTACTGTTACGTAATCCTTCATGTAGCAACTCTGTTATGTCATCAAGCTCTTTGAGGAGTTGAGTTGAGATCATATCAGAAGGGTACTCAGGACCTGGGGCTAGTTTGAAAGCACGACCATTTGGAGGAAAAAAGCCAAGCTGAAGTCTTGAAGCAAATCTAGGGAGACCAGTTACTGCCGTTTCGTCATATATGTTTTCTGTACGTCTTTGACCAGCAAACTCACCAAAGAAGCTTTCTCTATGTGGTAAAACGTAATCATAAATTTCTTCCCATATATCAGACCAATTCTGCCATTTACCTTTGGCTTTCTTGTATCTGTTCATTACCTTTTCGTATTCTGCACGATCTCCAGTCTGAGCAGAAGGACTAGGACTTGCATCACCACCAGTATCGCTACGCATTGCCTTTGTCTCCCATCATTTTTCTTCTGTAACCACTGAAGTCTTCTAACTCACCACTTTGCAATGATCGACTTCCAATCTTGTTACTTGCAATTTTTCTAATCTTTTCTTTACGTCCAAACTCTTGATTTGCAGCTTCTTCTTTGTTGATACGTTCTTGTTCGGCTTTTTGTTTCTGTAACTCTGGATCAGGTGCAACTTTAGGTGTTTTGAATAGACTACCCATATTAGGTCTCCAATAAATCTTTTGCGTCAAAAATGATTGAACCTTTGCGTTTAAGCAATTCACAATACAATTGATAAGGTGTCCATATCCAAAACTTACGGACATTACATAGATGTTTGATAAAACTTACACAGTAAAATAGTCGTGGAATGTAAATAGGGTGGTCTTTTACATCTATTTCAACACAGGTGTTACACATATGCATATTCAGAACTAATTCTGTAGCTTTTTCACCTTTTAATGTCTGAAAATCAAAGCCATTAGTGGTTATCTCTACTTTTTTCCATATATCTAGCTCAGGATCGTAGTTCACGGCGTAAACATGAGTAAAGCCAACACGATATTTAGTAAAAAGTTTCCAAAGTCCTATATTCTTACTGTCACAAAAGCATATTATCCACTTCATATGGCTCTTTGCCTTCCAAAACGACTATTACGTTTTTTTAATCGTGCAAATGGGTTACTTACCCTCTCAACAGTAGTGGGGGAAGTGGGTGTTTTTGGACCAAGCATAACTTTTCTGCCTTCTCCACCTCCAAGAAACGCATATTGCAACGCATCATGGCAATGTGAGAATCTATTCTTATCAGGCTTTTCCTCATATCTTTCATTACCCATGTAATACATACGTTTATATTGATAGCCACCTTCAAATCCAGAGATCAAGCTAGTACAAGTAGGACTTACCGTTATTGACGGCAGTCCATCTGACATTCTGTTTATGACAGATTCAACGGCTTCCACCCTTACTGATATGTCATTTGTAGGAGCTGGGTATGCAGATATTCCTGCAGCTCTTAACATCATAAATGGAGTATGCTCCGACACTTGTGCCATTTGGTTTCCTGCTGGATCACCAATAAATTTGAATGTAAGTTTATCCCATTCGTTCCTAGATATTTCTCTTTTCAATATCTCAGCAAAACGAATAGCTCCCATATCCTTACCAATGATTTCATGGAAGACTATCCATCTCCCAGAGTGTAATTGCTGACAAAAGACTGCTGAAGGAGATCGTCCAAAGTCTATGCCAACAATTACATCACTTTGATCCGAAGGAGATAACGGATCTTTTGATACATGAGTATCTCGTCTAAATGTGGGATAAACTGGTTTGCCGTCCATTAATGCCTGATATTCATTCAAGACATAGACCTTAACCCAAGATGGAGACTTTCCCAGGATTATCTTATCATAATATTGCCCTTGTAGATTATCTCTGTTCTCTGATTTAAAATTAGGTACATATCCAGCTAAGTTACCAAAGTCGTCTTTCTTTTCATGCATAGCCGATGGTTGGGAAAAGAAGTTCCAGTCATCNGGCTTNACCATTAGTAATCGTTCATCTGTTGTCATGTATTCTGGTACGGCAACTTCCCCAGCTACAATGCCCCACCAGTGATCTTCACTTGGAGCATTTGTGTCCATAATCACACCATACCAACTTGGACCACCTTCACGCATTGAAGGAAATCGACCAACACGCATAGTACAAGCATCTATTATATTTTTATTGATTTCTCTAGCCTCATTGACCCAAACACCACTTAGCTCCAAAGATAATAACTTCTTTACGTCTTCAGTTTTATCTAAAGCCAAAAAGATGACTTCAAGTTCCACAGTGGTTTTATCTCCCAAGGCAAAACAAATATTATGTGTGTATGGTGGAGACCAGACAAAACGACCTAAATCATCATCAAACCAATCTCTCCATGTCTTAATCGTTGTTGTTTTTAACTGAGGATTTGTATTACGAATGACTGCCCAACGGCTTTTTCTGACACCTTGATCGTTTGGCTTTTGAGATACAGACTTTCTCATTATCTCCATGCAACAGGTAACGGACTTACCACTACCAACTGGACCTCTGATACCACGAACAAATGATCCATCTTTCATAAAAGCCTTGGCAACATTTCCTGGGGGTTTGTAGTCTAGTTTCATAAAAGATTTCTTCTAGAAGCTCCACCACCACTGCCAGATAACATGGCACGTCTAGATGCAGAAGATAACGTAGGTGCCTTTTTCTTAATAGGTTCTGTTACATCTTTGGGAGGAGATGTGGCTGGAGGAGAACTATCGTTACCACTATCACTTTGCTTTGCTGATATAGAATAAGAGCCACTTGAACTTCTTGTAGAATCTGATCTCCCAATTGGATCAAAGTCAGGGTTTCCTGAATAACCTTTACCACCAAACAAACCACTTCCTACAACCCCTTGATATGATCCATCTTTTGAATCATAAACTGGTTGACCACCAGATCGTAACTGACTGGCTTGGTTCTTATAATTTATACTGCTGATAGTATTCATGGCTACAGTACCAATAGTTGGAACAGGTACATTTATTACTGACTTCTTAGCCTTGGCGTCTAAGTCCATAGCAAGACCAGCATTTTCTCTGACTGTATTAGCTTTCTGAGGACTTATCATTACATCAATACCTTTTGATGCTGCTTTACGTTGTTCCTTATAATCGTTAAACGTACTTTGCCTTGACTTAGCTTCTTGTTCTGCTTTGGCACGATTAGTTGCCTCTGTCATTGCCTTATCTCTTTTGTCACTTCCACTCAGTCTTCCAAAGTCTGAATCTGAAGGACTGTCATTTGAACTTCCACCCATAATTGACTCCTTGTGTTTTTGGCTTTCCTAAGATAAAATTTTTTATTAGGTTCTGTCTTTTCACATTGTATCGTGAGTGTGGTTTACCCGTTATAGAGGTGGCTCTCATATTTTAGGACGGCTTCTCATACGGCATATATCTGTCAGGGGCCCCTCAATCAACATTGAAGTTAATGTTTACGGCTGTGTTCACTGACTTAGGTGCATCAACCCTGAATCCAGCTCTGTCCATCAAATCTCTGGAGGCTTCTAATCTCACATGGGCTGACTTACTACTCAGCAAGTCTCTCATAGTTGCAAGAGCTTGTGTTGCGTCCCAACCAAGACAACTCATTGCTAGTTGTTGTCTATACTCTACAACATGAGGCTTATTAAGGGTTATGTACGCCCATGCCTTATTCCTACCCAGTCGTTTAGCCCCTTCTGTTGGGTTGCAACCATCATGCAACATTGCGTGTACCAGTTCAGCTTGTGCTTCTGTTACCTTGTTATGTTGTGGAAGTAATGATTGACTGTTCGTTTGTATCTCACCCATTGGCACAACCGAACCCTTATACTTATCTTGTTGTGTAGAATTAGCTTTCATTATAGGTCTCTTATTGTTGCTCTACGAGAGGATAACCATACACCTCATAATGCTGTCTATTCACATTCCTAACCTATTGTAATCAGTAGCTTATTCCAGCTCTACTCACTAAGTAACGAGTTACTAAGTTCACCGACACGAAGGTGTGTCGTCCCATTCGGGTAACGATCTGGGCTAGGATTACCACTTCATTTAGTGTGCTTCTCTTTTTAGGATCATAGAATTTCATTCAGTTAATCATACTACGTAGGCTTAACACCATTTCATTATATGATCTTTCGTTCAGCAGAACACAAAGAGAACCCCAGTATAAATGAAGCACATCACTTTAGAGAAAAGTGACAAACTCTAATGGAGTCGACTTACGTCGACAACTACTACTACGAATGTGTAGCTTAACCTCCAGTTGGGCTTATCTCCCGAGAACCCATAAAGCCCCCTCCAACAAGTTGGAGTTCTACGACTTCATTCCAAGAAAATAGCTCACAAGTGTTCGACAAAGACGATTTTCTTTCCATTACGGGGCATTGACTGAACCTTCCG